CGCGAGAATACTGGGATAATTACCTTTATTGATATTAAGCCGTTCATCAAAATATCGTTGCAGGTAAACTGTCGTGTGTTTGTCGAATCTCTGCTTGTCTGGACTCAGCACGAGGTTTAGTCGGCCTGATTCGTCATACATTACGTCCTTCACCATTGCCTCGGTCCACAAGTCATCGCGGTAATTAAATACCAGATCGTCGCCTAGACCTTGTGACTCTGTTAACAAGTCCCCTTTAAGCATAGCTATATAATAGCTGTAGGTACAAGTTAAATAGTACGACACTATTGACTCGAGAAAATTGGTTAAACCCGATCCAGACATTAGTCCATGTGGCCCTTTGACTAGTTTGTCAATCTGTGTCATGACCGGTATTTCAAATACATGCTGGATAATTTTATTCCACTCTTCGTGGTATTTTGATTGGTAAAAGTCTTTAGTTACTTCGAAGACTAGTTCTCCGAGCATTGAGTTAAAGTACTTATCCATTGCCGTATAATCCTGTTGTACGTAAGAAACGTCCTTTTTGAAGAAGCTAGTTCTTTCAAAGGCAGCTTCAACAGCTTCAAATCCTTCCCAAGCTGCAAAGAATGGGTTGTTATTGTTACGGATATGGTCCATCAACGGGTATAAATACTGCTTTTCAACAATATTAGTGCTAAATGGTGCAAGGAATATAAATCTTTCTTTTCCTCGTTGACTCCTAGATCCCAAAATCATAGGATACTCAATCCATTTGCCGGACTTTGCGTCCTCGACTGCTTTTCGTAAAACGGAAGGATCGTTACGTTTAGCAAAGTCGGGAGATCCTGAATTAGTTATTAACTTGTCATCATATTGATCTCTCTCTACGACTGTTTCGACTGTAAGAGGTCGCTTATCTCTCACTCCACCAAATAGCTCTCTCCGAATTAGGTCAATACATTCTTCGTTGAAACGTACGCCTTCGGTACTTGGTAGTTGCCAGTAATCGAATAGATCACTAAGACGATCATCAAGAGGTTTCAGTCCACCCTGGGGACCACACTTACCCAAACGAGACAAGTCGTATTCGATTAAAGGACGTTCTATATCAAAGCTTTCCGCCCGGGCTTTCAAGAAGTCTACCCAAAGATCAAACACCTCGTTACTAGAAAGATCTTTGTACAGCGGGGTACGTTGAGTAGGTTTTTGGCCACGCGTTAGGTTTTCAAAATATCCGGAAGCCGATTGTTGTGCACTTTCAGTTAAGTACATATCAATCGAGTTTTGCGTCAATTTAACTATTTCCTATTTCATAAATTAGTTTTGTTTAGAATAAA